TATGAAGCGGCTGTCGCAGTTCCACTAGCAGTACGTGAGTATGCTTGTGCAATTTTGAACGGTGATAATGCTTCTTCACCAGCTGTTACCGAAGTAGCGGCTGCTGAATTGTCAGTCAATGACTGAGCATAACGTACACGTAATGTGTGAATCTGTCCAACAGGACCAGTCATTGGCTGAACGCCGACTAGTTCGTTAGCAATAACAGTAGGCATAACCCTTCTAATTACTGGTAAGATTACACGGTTAAGTGTAGCAATATTTCCTGCAGAGGTACTACCTGCGGTAGCATTCTCATTTAAGAGACCTTTGCGAGTGTTTTCAAGGATAACACCCATTGTTGATCGGCGAGTGCCTTTTAAGCCTTCTAACAGGGCGTCTTTTGTCTCGTCCCAACGGCTTTCTAAGAGTACTTGTGACATGGTTATTTTCTCCTAAATTTCTATGTCTAGTTTATAAATTAAAGCCCTGCCAGGCGCTTAAGATCGATAACATTACTGTCACCTAACTCAACCTTTTCTTCTTTCTTGGCAGATTTATTACCTGTTTGTGCAGTTGATACAGATTCAGTTAAAGGAGCCTTTTCGACTTTCCTTTCACTTCCTTCGTTCAATACTGCTGGTAAATACTTATCAAATGCGTTCTTCAGTTTTGGCGTCTGAACACTTTCTAATAAAGATCGCATTACTTGAGCCTTCTCTTTGTTCAAAGATGACACTAAATTGTCTAAAGTCTTTTCACGTTGAGTCGATTCTTTAATAATGTTAACTTCACGTTCTTTTGATTCAATAATCTTTGTTGCTTTCGCAAGTTGGACTTTTGATTCGGCTAGTTCTTGTTCTTTGTCGTTTAACTCAGAAACAATTTTACGTGTTTCAGCCTTATCATTAAGATAAGTTGTGCTGAATTCACCTGCAAATGTTTCAAAAATCTTACGACCGAAGTTATTCTCTCTAGCAATTTGAATATCTTCTTTAAGTTGTGATAATTCACCTTTCAGATGAGATGATACTGACGTACTCAATCTTGCGGCACTTTCAGAAATAAATTTCTCTTTCAATGCTTCTAACTGTTTACGACCTTCAGCAACTAATTTAACTCGTTGTTCTACCACTGCTTGTCTGTCCTGAGCAAATTCTTTGATCTCTCTAGCCAATGCATGGGTGATAAACTTTTGAAGTTTATCTTGGTTTTCCAACTGAACCTTACGGTCTGCACGTAGTTCTTTAATTTCTTCTGCTAACTTAGTTACCATAAAGTTATTAAATTTATTTGCACTTTCCTTAAGTTTCATTTTCGCTTTTACGCGGTCTTCGTTAATTGCAGTCTTTTCCTCATGAAATTCTTTGATTTCTTCAGTAAGAGACTCTGTAATCATCTTATCAAGGGCTTCAACCATCACACTTCTGTCATGCTCGTATCTTTGTGCGAACTCATTTCTAAGTTCACCACGAACTTGATCTTTAGCCTCAGTCAATTTGGATTCCCAAGTGCTTTCTAATTCACCTGCGACATCTTCATTAATAAGACCTGAATCAATTAATGGTTTGATAGCATCTAACATGCTGATTTCCCCTCTATTTTTAGTCGATTTTTAAGTCTTTGATTAAACGAGTTACCTCATCCTTCAAAAACCGTTCTACTTGTTTATTGCCTCTTGCTTCTCTTGCAACTTCTAAAACTTTATGTCCGTTAGTCATATTCATAAGACCTTCGTATATTGCTTTAGGGTATGCATTAGGAGCACTTGGTTGGGCAACAATATCTACAGTGATTATTTCAAAATCACTGACTCGGCCATCTAAATCGTTAACGTTTCCGCTACCTCTACTAGATACTCCGAGTTTTACCCCTGACTCTAACATGGTCTGAACTAACTGACCCATCGGAGTTGGTAAAATCTTTAATTTACCGTAGCCATTTGGTCCATCCATCCACATATTAGTAATCATATGTGAAACACGATCTAAATTTATTTTTAAATCATCGGGATGGTCAACTTCACCTAATACAGAATTACCTTCTTGTATTTGATTGTTGAGTGTGTCTACGGCGTCTTTGATTTCAGAAACGGGGTAAACACGTTCATTGGCGTTTTTTACCCCTCCCTGAATGAAGATCCCTTTCATATAAAGAGTCTTCAAATTAGAATCACCTTCTTTTACCGATTCAACCATCATTTCCGCACGGTCGAATGATAAGTGTTCTTTAAGATACAAAGCCATTTGTATCAGTTCCTTAATCTATTACAGATTTAGTATTAGTACCTTCACCCTGTGTAGTCACGGGCTTTGGTGCGGCACTAAGTTTTGGTCCCTTGTTATTTCCAGGAACGTTTTGGAATGAAGAAGCACCATCTACGTCTTTAGCAGTCGGAGCAGTACGTCCTTTTTCATCACTACCTTTGTCAAAGTCGACTGGGTGTGAGTCCATTCCTTTTTGACCTGAGTTTGCAGTTACTGGTGACTTAGTATTACTACCGTTGTCTCCCATATGTGCTGTTACTTTAGGAAGATTAATTGCTTCAGCAACTACTTCTTCGTCATCAACAGAAACGTCTACGTCTACTTCTTGGTCATCCATTTCGTCTTCGATGTCATGCAAGTCTGCATCCATCTCGTCATCACGTCCTTCTAAATCATCTTCTTTAGACATGATTGCTTCAAACTCGTCTAATAATGTGTCAAGTTTGTCTTCGATTCTTACAACTGCATCTTCTACTTCTTCAGATGAGTTTGCTTCGATATCTAAAGTAGCATCTACTTCGTCATCACCTTCGATGTCGAATACTTCTTCTGAATCAATATCAATTTCTTCTTCAGCATCTTCGGCAACACCAGATTCTTCTGCTTGAATTTCGTCAGCAAAATCACCTACTTGACCGCCCATGCCTTCTTCAAGGTCATCTGAATCTTTCATTTCATCTTCCATGATTGATTCATAAATTTCTTTTGATTTTGATACTACGATATCGTGGAACAGTTCTTTCGCCTGTTCTTCGTCTTCATTAATAATGAGGTCGATTAATTGTTCAAATTTCTTGTTTTCCATTGTCATCTTCTCCTGATATAATAAGTATGGCTTTGTAGAGATATTTAGTACGTAGTTATGAAAAGTACTATTTAAGTGCTACTTTTTTGCGTTTTTGAATGTTTTGAGGTAAAAATAGATATTTTCAGCAATTTTACTGAAACATAGAAAAAGTTAAATGCTCGGTGCGCCGTCTGCTTCTGGCTTCGCTCCGTACTGATTTCTAACTTTAGTTAGATGTTTTGCTTTTTCATAATTTCTTACATCTAACATTTTACGTAATTTTCTTATTTGACTTAATGTGAGTTTTGTTTTCCTAGATGTTCTCCATATAGGTTTGGAGTTGTCATCACCAACTTCTTGGTATCCTGGTACTGCCGCGTCAAACATTTCAAATAATTTCATAAGAGTATTTATTCAAAGAAGTTCTTTTCTTCTAAAAAGGGTTTTAGAATGTCATCAAAGTATTTTTGATGGCCTTCTGCACTAGGATGCACATCTTCTTCTGACATAGTTAACCCTAATGGTTTCACATATTCATGTATCGCAGGCTTTACTCGTTGAGTTTGATCTAGTTGCTTATATAAGTATGTTAAATTAGGATGGTCTTTAACTGCTTCGATATCTTTATAAGTGTGATCCATATAATATTGTTGATAGAATTTAATACCATGTACTTTACATGTATTCTGTAACATAATCATGTTTTCTAATGCAACATGCAGTGAATTAATGTTGTGTTGATCATATTTTCTGTCTGTTATAGCATCAGTAAGCATTATATAATCATTAATAAATTTAGGTTCTCTATGATGCCATGCAGAGTGATACCATCCGCCGTTAGGATTGTATTGAACATAATACTCACCGTTCTCATTATTAAAAGGTAAGACTTCAACACCCTCTTTACTGTTCTTTAGATCACAAAATTGTACATGCCAACTGTCTCCGCCTGAAGTGCTCCAGTGTTTTTTAATATCATTGATATAGTCTTGGTTTGTTATGTACCATGTCTTGCGATCATTACCGCTCCAAGATACAAGTACACCTATTTCATCTGGATCTATGCCACTATCTATTGCATCTATAATAGCATTAGTTGATTTCTTTTGTATGAGTTCTTGTCCTTGATGCCCCATTCCTCTATGATCGAATGTAACATTAGGGTCTATTGATTTAACATATGTTTCTAATACATGAGGCCAAGTCCAAGGAGTATATGCATCTCCGAAACTACAACCAGATGTAATAATATGTTTGATTTTCATTTACGAAACGGGACCAACTTCTCCTGCACCGTCGACTGACCCTGCGGCTGTCGATGCTTGACCGCCTACTGGGCCGGCTACATCTAAGTCACCGAAGTCTTCTAAGTTTTCTTGGTCTTCGATTTCTTCACTAGTGTCTATATCTGCATCAAAGTCTCCTGTAGACACTCCGATGTTTCTAAGATCAGAGCCTGATGGGTCTGAGTCTTGTGCTTCAGTATTTTCTTCTGCCCAAAGTTTTTCATTTTTGTTGATTTCTTCTTCAGATAATCCTAAGAATCTTTCTAATGCAAAACGTTTAGACACATAAGGGAATGCTTCCATTGCTCCAAAAGTACTTACTCTTGCAGTATCTAATTCACTTTGACGATATGCGGCAAAGTTTTGCGGTGGATTAAATGATAAATCAAACATCTGTGTATCAATATTAAATCCTCTCCAACGCAAGAACAATTTAAATTCATCGTCAAGTTTTTGACAGATATAGTTCTGTAGTCTTTCACAGTACTGATTGAATCTAAACTCTTGTATCATAGCAGTACCAACACGACCGTCGTTTAAAGGTGTTGTGTTGTCATCAGGACCTGTGGGTAAATATGAACTAGGAACACGTAAGCCACGTGCTAGTCTGTTATTAAAGTATTTAAGATCATCAATCTCACCTAAGTTTTGTCCACCTGGGAGAACTTCGATAGATGATCCTCTACCTTCTGCTGTAACTGGGAAGAAATAATCTTCATTCATTGATAATGGATTATATGTAG